TCGGCACCTCACCAGACCACATTTCACCTTGTCTAACTATTCTCTCACCCAAGGAGTTATCTGGTAACTCTGCTCTAGCGGGGAGTTTCGCTGTCAATATGTGATTTGGCCTGTAACTCATAAATCACCTACGCTGGCACAACGTTTCCATCGGAAGAAACTGGAATCCAGAAACAAACAAAATCAATTTCGCCCGTGTCAACTTGTGCATCCAACGTTAATATAACGTTCCCTCCTGCAGAGATAAGATATTCGCGCATGGTTGACAATGGCTCTATTTCAGAATCTGGAGATGTATCAATCCAGATTTCATCTGCTGCAAGGAGTGTTGCCACTGTATCGGAAATCATCGCGTCATCATCGAAGGAACTTCCTAGCCTGATATTCGCTGCAGCCGCACTGGTCAATGTCGTTTTGCAAATAGGAACTATTTTTACAATTACATCACCGGTAACACTGAATAGATCCAAAACACCAGTGCTGTTGAGGAATGTTATCGTTTTTCTAACAGGCGCGCCTTCTACGTCAGATGACGAGAATCCACCTCCGCTGCCTATGGTCTGTTCACAACAACTCATAATTCGACCATTACCGATCCTGTGTCGCCCTTACACAACACATAAACGTCAATCGGGTAACTCGATTCAATTTTTGCACATTTACCAATGAACGGGCGGGCCAGCGTTAAACCCACTGGTGCAGCCGCACCAGTGTCAACATAGGTATGAACGTACTGTTTAATCGTGTCAGCCTTTGTTATCCTGCCTGCCTTTACATTGGTAGCAACTTTGACCCATGTATCTGCAGGTGAGATCGCTGTAATTACTGGTGCTGGCATTATATACCCTTTTCTATTTTACTCTGTTGCCAGGAAGGGACAGGCAGATCCTGTAATTCCCTGGCTAGTTTTTGCCTATTACTCTCTGCGCTGGATCCATTCCAGTTCCGCGCAACTTGTTTCAGTGTCTGGGCACCTAACTCTACATAAGCCCTATCGGCCTTTGCCGTTTGAGAAGGATCAATATTTGGCATAGGTGAACCGATCCAGTTGTTGCGCAACCATGCCGCGCGCATACGTGGATCCTGCCATCCTGGCGCCTGAATTCTGCCCGATGCTATTTCCCCAAACAACCATTCCTCATAAACAATATCCAAAAAATCCGCTGCTAGTTCTTGGCGCCAAATGTTCGCAACCCTCCAAAACAGAATCAGCGCTGCTCTAGAGGCAGAATAATTCTGGTTGAATTTCATCAACAACACTTCAAGGGGGATAGACATCGACGCGCATAAGTGGGAAGTGAACGAATTAACAAAACTTTCGTATGTATTCCCCGGTGCATTCATATCTAGTGTTCTGAGATCCTCACCCTCTTGCAGTGAGAACACACCAACAGAACCGGGGTTTGTAATTGTCGCTTCGGGCATAGGGCAGTATTTAACAAACGCATCTGTGCCGTTGTCAACAACACCATCACCATCGGCGTCAACCGCTGATGGCCCCACTGGACCACTATGTGTTATATCTTCCAATGGGTTGCTAGCAGGGTTGTCCTGTGACGGTTTGACGTACATGCTGACGCCACTTTGAGCGATCGCTGTCTTAATCGTACTAATGCTAAAATCAGTCAGGTTTTCAAATTCCTGCAACGCGTGAGCCATACGTGGAAAGCCTCTGCGCTGACCAGCGTATTCCGGCTGAAACCCGTGGATCATCATCGTTCGTTTGGATCGTCCACCAACGGCAGGAACCGTTTCTGATTTATATTTACCGTTCTGATAATACCAAACTTGATAACCTATTTCTCTACCGGCAGAATCCACTAGGATACCATCCTGATTATCGTAAATACCATACGATGGTGTGAATGTATCGCCCTTGATCTGGTTAGGATCGATGAACCCTATTTGTAGTGGGTTCAGTAGATCTCGATCTTTCGAGTAATAGAACCGCACAAAATAATCATTGTCTCGCTGTTGAAACGTGCTAGCAAGCCTCTGAGCCTGATAGAAATTCATACTCCTGTCGCGTAAACATTTTTTGTTAGACGCCCAAAGATTGAATGATTCCTCTACTTGCCTGCTCCACTGTTCGGCCTGCTCTGGTGTTATACCAAGTGTTTCAATCTCTGGTGTTGCCTCGAGTTTTAACCCAATATCGACAACGGTGTCAGAGTATCTCTCCACGATCGCCTTCGCCTGCAAGGTGTCGTGACAGGCTGACCTAGCGTTTTGTCGGAGGTGCCAATGGTTCATAACTGGCGCTTCACCAGAGTTACTCAGTCCATGCGGGAATTTACTTCCTCCGTTTGAGAAACCATATGCAGGGTTTCCATAAGAGCTGCTGCCACCAACTGCAGGATACTGCGCGCCCACTTCTACTTTTTGACCAGTGGGAAATTGAACAACGTTGTCACGATGGTTTTGAAGCTCTTTATATTCCTCGGATAAATTTCCGTCTGTATCGTATACGTGCATTATCTACCACGTCCTATATCTCAAGTGTCGGCTAAACCCAACTTTACGGCGCAACACAATATTGACTAAACGTTTCCCGGATAATTTTCTGCGGATGTTGTCAGCCCGAGATGAGATCCATTCTATTTCTCTGCTAAGCTCTGCCATCCTTACGCGGCGCGCGCGCTGACTTCCTTCGCCACTATCGAACCTGTATTCACTGATGTCTTTTTGTAATAGGCCTTCATAGGTTGTAACAGCAAGATTGTAAAGCTCTTCGAGTTTTTCAAGCTCTGCAACTAAACGATCATATTCGCTTTGAGACATGCATCCCATGTATTTATTGTCATACATTGTTGCAGATAGGTCAATACTTCAGCGTGTTACAAGATACTTTTCTACACTACGTGTGGCATGTGTGGCCATACATTTAGGATAGCAACCCGAAAGGAGGGAATCAATAATTTATTTTTTCTCTGCCACTTTCGTTTTAGATTCAATCCAGCCCAGAACCATTTTATGATTTACCATTTCGATCTGTGCATCCGTGCTACCCTGATCTTTGTACCACTTTTTCAGGCTGGCTAATTTGGAGTCTAGGTACGCATGACCAGCGCACAGGTTCAGGACACGAACGTCAAGCGCCTCATTCCGTCTACCTTGCGGACAATGGAAACTACCATCACGCCACTTCTCTTCTGCAGTCAACATTTTGAAATATGAGTCTTTGTAATCGGTCGGAAATTCACATAACCCGGCAGGCTGCAATCCCTCATCTTTTCTCACCTTCACTAAATTTCGATATACTGTGGTCTTGTAAAAATTGGTGCTAATCTCGTGCAAGATTGTGTCCTCACTCACTTTTACTTTTCGGTATTTTTTGAAATCCAACGGGCCAACCTCATCACCCTTTTCGGCTTTGCGTTTTTTCAATACGCCATAACCTTTACTTGGGTGCGTGCCGTTCCAGCCAGCACAGAAATCATAAACAACATGTGTGTTATAACCAGAGTCAATCAGGATATACTCAACATTAAACTTCCGCCCATCTCGTCTCTTAAATCCGTATTCGTTTTTTTCCATGTACTCTTTCAACATCTCCCATGCGCCAGCGTTAGGATCGTCAACCTCACCCTCGAACCTGCGATAACAGATGCTCCACGTTCTGTACCTTGCCCCGTGGCCGCAAATTTCCATCTCTAGTCTAGGTGGGTTTTTTGGGTTCTTCTTGCTTCCCTTTTGCACGTCAATGCCAGCGGTGATAAACAAAACACCCTCTGGTACAGTTTCCGATCTGTATCCAGATCGTAACTCGATAACGTTGTCTATCTTTGGACGCGCACCAATTTCCTTGAACGGCTTACCTAGGTACAGATTAGTAAAACTGCGCATCCCATCTTCTTCATCGCGTTGCGCCTCTAGGTATTTCTCATACAGCTCTCGCCAGTCGAGCATGCCAACGGGACTGTATAGACTGCTCAACTGGTAGCTTCTTCGGTTTGGGTTTATCGCGCGCGCGGTTGCTCGCCATTGTCCGTTAAGTAGCATGACCGTTTTGTGATGGTTTTCCATCCTGGATTTACAATGCTTGCAAACGTAATAGACTCTAGATATATACCCAGAATCCATCTCTGCCTTTAGTCCGTGAACATCATCTTCGCTGGTCCATTCCAATATTTGGTGCTCACCACAAAAAGGACAGGGAACAAAAAACTTTCTGCAATCTCCGTTCAAGTATTCGGTCTCTATTGGGGACAACCCCTCTACCGTTGGTGTTGAGTTATCCCATATTTTTTTTCTGTTGCCGTATGCGTTTGTGCGAGCATAGGATACCGACAGCCAATTTCCCTCACCAGTTCTCAACTGCAAGGGTGCGCTGTCAATCTCGTCTCGCCATAGGCAGCGTTTAGAGTCCATCCGTAAACCGCTAGGCGCCTGAGCGCTCGACATGTTCAAGGTTCCGCCGATGTATTCTTTCGAAAAAGTTCTATCACCAGTTTTTGCAGATTGCTTCCCGGACGATTGACGGAATATTTTATCTCTCATTTCTATCGAGTCAATAAGTGGGTCAAGTCTTTTACCAGACCAGTTACGGAGTAACTCTTCCGTACCAGAGATGTATAATTGCTCGACAGGAAATTCTTTCATATAGTAGCCAATACAATTTTCCATCGCTGCCGTCATGCCTAACTGCGCACCCTTCATAGTTGCCTGATGGACTACAACACTCGAAGGTGCCATATTGTCCATCGGTTCTATCGTGTAAGGTGTTTTATCGTTGCTCCAAAAACCGGGGAAAGGTGTGTTGGTTGGTAGTATTCTGTTAGACTCTGCGAATTCAGAAATCTTTTCTAGCGGTCTTTCTGTTCTTCGGAGGTTGTTTAATACACGGAAAAAATCTAAATCCTGTTTTCTGGCTACTACGTCAAAGGCACTCATCTATATTTCTGCCTTTCAAGAAACTTATCCGTAACGTTTTTAATTCGTTTTAATACTTTGTAAATTTCTTTCTCTAATTTCTTTCTAACTTCTTTTGTTGCTTTCAGATCGTCCGATTGAAAATACGCGGCCAGTTGATCGGCTACGTTTTCAGGGATTGCTTTTAGTTCCTTTTCTTCTATTGAAACAATTTGTGCGAATATTTGCTTGACTGTTTCACGGTCTATTAACTTGCCACGTTCCTTTAATGCTTTTATCCTCGACAGCTTTGTTCTCTCAATTACAGATAACTTATCGATGTCAACTTTACTAAATTGGTGTATGTTTTTTTCGTTTACTTCGTCAACATCTATTGCGTAAAAAGTTTCGTTTCCATCTGACTCGGTTAAACTATTCTCTTCGTCTAATCTGTCCTGATCTGATTTACCTTTTACTCCTTGCTTGTTTCTTTTTCGCGACTGTCTTAATTCTACCGCTGCAATATATGCTTTATTGTGTGGGTGGTCAGTGTCAATTTTTTTTCGAGTTAGTTTAAGTGAGCCCCTTTTTAGAGCGGCTGAAATTGACGGCTGAGAAATTCCCAATAATTTAGCTAGGTTGCTCTGAGAGAGTAGCATATTGATTCTCCAATCTATTGTAATCTATAGCGTTTTGGGAATTTTGTCAAATTAGTTTATATTTTGACACAACTGTCAATTTTTTATGCAGTGTATTCACCTTGTATATTCTATGTATAAACTGCGTTTTTTTTGCATATATTTGCGAAAGAGTGGGCCCCGCGACAATACT